TTGTCTATTGGGAATAAACCCATTGCATAATTTGCTAATATCTTAACCTCTTGGTAGTTTGCTTCCAGTACCTTTTCTACTGGGACACCACATAGGATATTCAATAATTTGGCTGCAAAGTATTCATCACTAAACACATCCTTTATTTTAAACACCTTCACATAGTTCTCTATGTTGATGAAGTTTGGCATCTCATATTCGACACCATCTAATTCAAATTTTACGTCCGTCATATTATACAAAAGCCAGAGAATACTTCCCTGTAGTTTTAAATTGTTTTACCTCAATGTACATTCTCATCATTATGCAATCACTTAAATCGGGTGATTTACCTAATATGCGTTTCATTTCGTCCTTTGACTGTACACCTACTTTATTATCTTTATCTATATCTTTTAGCTTTATAGCTAGCAATTCCTGTGTTAAATCATCTACCGTAGATGGGTCCATTATGTTCAACGATATTTTACCCTCCTTAAACATTTCAGATAGTTTTATATAACATTGTGATTTAAGGTTTGTAAAGTTCTGATTGTGAAATGGTTTTGCATTGTTCACAAAGTTAACCCCTCTAATAGTATCACTCACGCCGCCCCCAACACCGTCACTATCGATTATGCAGTTGCTAGGATGAATACCGTGTAACCTCATTAAGTCGCGAATTTCGGACGATAATTCAACGGTTGATACTTTCCTATAGATTGAACAAGAAACGACCGTTAAACCCACCCAAATCATTATTACGGACCTATCATCACCAAACCTAGCTACGTCCACTGTCATATACTTCTTATCTGTTGGATTTGGTTCGTTTTTAAATATGGATGTTGTTATGCTTTCAAAGTCAAATACACTATCAGCATCATCCAAGAAATTCCAATCCCCTTCAAGCAAACGCTTACGTTGTTGAGGTGGTAATTCCCTAAGCATATCCAAATAAGATGGTGGTAAGTGCGGATTATCCATTGGTAAGGAAGGTATGAACACCTGGTTATCTGGTAACCTTTCCTGTACAAATGGGATATAAAAGTCTTTCTTAATCCAATTGTTTGCTGGGTTGCACGTCATTAACACCTTTGGTATAAACTTATACTCGTTTAACTTATAGCGAATACGAGACTTAACTATGCTATATGAGAGTGATGTACATTGGCTGGCCTCATCTATAAACGCTGCTGATATTTCTAATGAACCTAAGCTGTCATAGTTGGGGTCTGATGGATTGTATTGCAAATCCTTAAATATAATCTCACTCTTGTTATAAAAGGTTAATACATTGGATTGACCATTATATGTAAAGTGTTCACCAGTCTTTAAGCCCATATGGTTCAGCAATTCAAATAGGGTATTGAGTGTTGTTAATCTAAGCTGCGTTAATACAGTTCGACCAATCAAACATCTGATACCTTTATACTGAAGACATAGCGTTACAATCCACAAACATCCTAACCAGCTTTTACCTCCACCGGCTGAACCACCGAAAAGCACCACATTTGTTTTATCATCTGTAAGGTACTTCCAGGCTTCTGACTGTCTTTTTGTGGGTGTTATATCTACTACCATGGGCAAAAACGAAAATTTACGGGGATTAAAAATAAAATTTTTTTAATCCGTTAGTTTTATATTAATGGATATTGGGTCACCGTTAGATGTAATATCAATCTTTCGTTGTTCCAATCCATAAAGTTTATTTATGTCTGCGAGTGTTTCTCTTTCTACTCGTTTGTTTCCGTCCTTTCTGGCGCGTTCCAGAAGGTCAAAATACCTCGATAACTGTTCGGAGATAATCTCTTCTGTCTTTTCTTCAAATCTAGCTTTAAGGCGATTTTTAGCGTCCTTCCAAACATTCTCAGCAGCACGTTCTGTGATGCCCCATCGTTTGGCACCTCTTTCTCTAAATTCGGTATACGCGAGTTTTTCATATAGTATCATTTCGAATGCTTCAGCCATTCTTACATCAGCGTTGGCTGTGTTAGTCTTTCGACCAACTTTTGATTTATTTTCTTCCATTTTAAATTGTTAGTTTTAATACGTTTGTTATGTAATGGTCAAGTTTCCTGACTTGTGTTGATACACAACTTCCACAACTAAATTCCAAATCCTCTTGAAAAATGGACTTGTATATTTTGGATATAAATTCTTTCTTATCGTCTTGTACACCTTTGAAGGATGTAAGTTCATAATAAGCTAGTTTTATATCATTTGCATCAGGTGAAAATTCTACCGGTGCTAATGGTTCAGGATTTGTCATTACTATCTCCTTTTTCTTTTTACATTTAGTGCAACCCATTTTCTTGTTTTTTATCATCAGTTATTTGTACACCACCATTCCACTCAGTTATTTCTTTTGCGTGAAGTTCTTCTGGTGTTTGTGGTACTGGTTCCTGTGTTGGTTCTGGTTTCTTCTTACCGCAATTGCAACCCATCTTTTCTGTCTTTTATAAATTGATTATACTCTTCAGCTAGCTTTTGCTTTTGGTCTTCGGGTAGCGTTTCGAGTTTCTTTAATGTTTCAATCCTTATTTGTTGATACATTTTCTTGGATAGTCTTTCATCCATCCGTCTTTGTCTTCTACTCTGTGACATTTCTTTGTTTAGTTATTATATTCTTCTTATGTGCATACATTACACCTTGATAGTCTATATCCAAATGTGGGAACTTATAATACTCTACTTCATATCCGTTATCTATAAATAGTCGTTCACAAGATACAAGACAAGGTAGGTTATGGTATTCAACCCCGATATGTCTTACACCTTCCAAATACTTCGGGTCCAAACCATTCAGGAATAGTTCAGCACCTTCAACATCAATCTTCACCACAGTTGGTTTATAGTAACCAAGATATAACTCGTATTTTTCAATTCGGTCTATGTAGTCATTTATATATATAAAATTCTTCAGATTGAAGTTTGACTTGAACCATTCATATGATTGTTGTGATGGGTCAACACCAACAACGAATGATGCTTTATTCTGTATCCAATGTACTGGGGTTGGTGTATGTTCTGAATTAATACCACATCCTAGGTCTAATATTCTTTCACCTTGAATGGGTAAAAACCTCCAGTGTTGACTGGGGTCTTCTGAATGTATCTCACCAGCAATCTTCTTTAATTTCATATGTCTTTGCTTTTAAATTTATCTATTATTTCAAGTCTGCTTTCTTTGATGTATCTCCTGATGGATGATAGTGGTATTTTGGTTTTCTTTGACACCTTGTTCATTGAACCCAGGCACATATACATTTCAAATAATGATTTATGAAACCAATCTAAATCAGCCCACCCATCTTCTAATATACACAAAATATGTTCTTTTTCAAACGCTTCCTGTTCATCTTCCATATTAAGCACCTCTTTTAAGTCGGTGTATAATGCTGACTCACGTCTGATTTTATAGTAGAATGGACTTGTCTTTGAGTACCAGTTGGTTCTTATTATCGCCACGATGAAGTACCTGATATTGTTATCCTCGTATGAATTTAACTTAATCTCATTTTTGTCATATAACTGTAATACAACTTCGTGTAATAAGTCCTTTGATAGTTCGTGACCTTTGGTTATGTTTTTTGCTATTTGAAGCAGTTCATAATAATTTCTTGTTATGTAAGACTCGACTTGTTTATGCATTTACAATTTTTTGTATGTCTGCCAACAACGCACATATTTCATAGTTCTCCTCTTCTTCGTTTGTTATGATACTACTCTCAATCATTTTATTCAGTATCATTAACCTGTCTATTTCTGGTTGTGCATTCTTGTTTATCATCGCCAACATTATATCAAATATACCAATACAGATGGCCGCCTTCTCCTCATCTGGTAATTTAAAGTATGATGATGGTATTTCTATTTCACCAATTTTCCTATGTGGTGCGTTATTCATTTGTTTTCTTTTTAATTAATTGAAGTGTTTTATGTATGATGTATTTGGCGAAGTATTCATCCACAACGTATTTCTCTAATACTTCCCTGTATTTCATTGTTTTAACAAAATAGTCTTCCTGTATGCTTCTGATAAATTCTTGTGTGTATTGGTCCTTTAAACGTTGATGTACCAATCTTATTCTAGGTATATCATCAATTGACTTTCGTGATGTTTTGTATGTCCTTTTTATATTTGGTTTTACATCTCTTTTTGGATATACATTATCCAATTGGTCTATGTATAATTTAACATAGTATTTGACAAACGATATTGCAACAGAATACTTTTCAGCTATGTCATTTTGTTTCATACTGTATATAAAGTAATCCTTAAGTATTAATTGGATTATATCATTTTTGCTATCGTCTCGTCTATACCCCTTATCTGAAAATTTAAGTGGTACGAACGTTTCTTCTGTTAGTTTCTCAACTATCCTATTCTTTCTTGATGTATGGGCCCATACACCTATAAATTCGCCGTCTTTTGTTTTTTTGATGTCATCATACCAAATACCTTTTTCCTCGTTAAATTTCCACCCTAATAGCGTTAGGAATTGAAATGTCTGTGTTTTCTGTTGTTCATCAGCATACATATTTGGTTTTGATAATACTAAGTTCGAACCACAGTTCTCCTCGTCTCTCTTTCGTTCTCTTTGTAGTCTATCATTATTTGAATAACAGGGTCTGCAATCAGGGCTGGCAAATTTAAATCCACCTCTTTTTGATGGTGTAACATAATAGTTCTCTGTATTCACCTCAAGGTATTCACCACAAGTTCTACATTCTTTGTATTGCATTTATATAAATATCTCTATTTTATGAAAAATCCCGCCGAAGAATGGGAGGAAACTTCAAGCGGGATTAAAACCCAAAGGTTTGTTTTAATTAAATATATTTAACTTACCCCTCATCTTCAAGGGTAAAGAAGTTTTTTTGCTTTTCAGTTGGCAATAGGTTATAGAACCTGAGTATGTGCTTCTGTATGTTCGAACGTTCTTCAGGCTTCTTATCAATTAGTTTAATGATGTAAGCATTTTTTTCATCCTTACTCATCTCGTGGAATTGTTTTAATGAGGGTTCATTCTCCTCTACCAACCATCCGTTAAAGTCAATTAGTCTATTCATTGCTTTTAATTTATATATATATATAAATATACGGAATTATTTGCACAATAAAAAA